CCTCGGGATATTCATGACCCGGCCAGCCTGCCACTGATCTATGAGTATCCCGAGGCGATGATTGAGGCTCAGGCCTATCTCGACCCCGCCAACTTCTACATCACCAACCCCAACATGGGGCGGTCAGTCTTCCTAAACTGGCTGGTCGATGAACTTCAAAAGGTCATCAACGCCACCGGCGGCGAGCTTCAGGTCTTTCTCTCGAAGCACCTTAACGTCGAGATCGGTCTTCGCTTGGCGCAGGATCGCTGGGCCGGAGCAGACCACTGGCCAGGCGCGGCCGACGAAACGCTGACGCTGAATGAGCTGCTGGCCCGATCAGAGGTGGTGGTCGGCGGCGTTGACGGCGGCGGACTGGACGACTTGATGGGGCTAGGCCTCATCGGTCGGTGCAGAGAGACGCGGGACTGGCTGTCATGGTCACGAGCCTGGGCCCACGACGACGTGCTCCAACGGCGGCAGGACATCGCGACCCAGTTGCGGGAGTTCGAGGCAGACGGAGATCTGGTCATCTGTGATGATCCGCTTCAGCCCATCCGAGAGGCGGCAGACATCCTGGAGCAAGTTTTTGTCGCCGGCTTGTTCCCTGAGAAGTACGGCATCGGCCTGGACCCCTTCGGAATCGCCGCCCTGATTGACGAGCTAGCGGTTCGGAAAATTGAGGGCGACCTGCTCTCGTCCATTCGTCAGGGATCGGCGTTGTCGCCTGCTTCCTGGGGGTTGGAGATCAAGTTGAAGAACCGAACGTTTCGCCACGGCGGGCGTCGGATGATGAGCTGGTGTGTCGGGAACGCCAAGGCTCAGGTCCGCGGCGGTGCCGTGCTGATCACGAAGGAAAGCGCCGGGCGGGCCAAGATTGACCCCCTCGTTGCCCAGTTCAACGCGGCCATGCTGATGAGCCGCAATCCGGAAGCGCGTGGGCCGTCCGTTTACTCATCACGCGGCGCGCTCGTTCTCTGAAGGAGGGGCAATGGCCTTTTGGTCCAAATGGCTGGCCCCGTCACAAGCGGCGGCGCCAGCACCAGCGCCGCGCGCAGAAATCGGCGATGGCGGCATCATCATTCAGTCGGCCGAAGACCTGGAGGTAGCACTTCGCAACGGAGGCTTGACGGCTTCCGGCGCAGCGGTGTCTGCGGGATCGGCAATGCGCGTTGGTGCAGTATTCGCGTGCGTCCGCCTTATCTCGGGCGGCGTCGCGAACCTGCCGCTGCATATCAAGCGCCGGGTTGGGCCGCAGGTCCGCGAAGATGCATCGGACCATGCGTTGTGGGACGTGCTGCGCCGTAAGCCCAACCGGTGGCAGTCGGCATCGACCTTCCGCAGGATGATGCAGGCGAACTTGCTGCTGCGAGGCAACGCCTATGCCCAGATCGTCCGGTCGCGCGGACGGGTCATCGCGCTGAACCCGCTGCACCCGGATCGGGTCGAATGCACTCAGCGAGACGATTTGTCGTTGCGCTATGTCTACACACGCCGCGACGGCGGTCGGGTCGAAATCCAGCAGGATGACATGTTCCATGTCATCGGCCTGACGCTGGATGGGATCACTGGCGTTTCGGTCATCACCTACGCGCGCGAGACGATCGGTCTGGCGTTGTCGCAGGAGCAGCATGGGGCCTCTACGTTCAAGAACGGCGCCCGCGTCGGAGGCATCCTTTCGCACCCCGGAAAGCTGGGCGAAGAGGGGATCAAGAACCTTCGCGAAAGCCTGGATCACTTCAGGGCGGGCGGAGCCCGTGAGGGCCGGGATCTGATCACCGAAGAGGGCATGACCTACACGCGCATGGCCCTGACGGCTGAGGATGCGCAGTGGATCGAGAGCCGTAAATTCAGCCGCGCCGACATCGCCATGTTCTTCGGCGTCCCGCCGCACATGATCGGTGACACCGAGAAGTCGACGAGCTGGGGCACGGGCATCGAACACCAGTCGATTGGGTTCGTGACATGGACGCTGGAAGATCACCTGACTGCTTGGGAAGACGCCATCGGCCTGCGTCTGGTGAAAGACGACGAGCCGGATATCTACGCCCGCTTCAACCGGGCGGCCATCGTCAAGGGCGACATCAAGGCCCGCTGGGAAGCCTACACCAAGGCCCTGCAGTGGGGTGTCTACTGCCCTGATGACGTGCTGGCGCTGGAGGACATGAACCCCAGAGCTGACGGCCTGGGCGGCCAATATTACGACCCGCCGAACACGGCAGGCGGGCAACCGAAACCTGACAACGGAGGGACGGATGAGCCTTCGAAAGCTGCCTGAGGCAAAGGCGTTTCAGCGCCCGGCCAACTTCCAGTGGGATGCGCCGTCTGACGTTCTGGCAAAGTGGGCGGATACGCCCCAGGCCGCCGAGGCCGACGACCCGAACACCATCAGCATCTACGACGTGATCGGTGAGGACCTTTGGTACGGCGGGGGTTTCACGGCGGCGCGTATGGCGTCCGCCCTGCGCTCGATCGGCCCCAAGGACGTGACGGTGAAGGTGAGCTCGCCCGGCGGCGACATGTTCGAAGGCATCGCCATCTACAACCTGCTGCGGGATCACCCCGCCAAGGTGACGATCGAGGTCATGGGGTGGGCGGCTTCGGCCGCATCCATCATTGCGATGGCCGGTGATGAAATCCGTATGGGCCTGGGCACCTTCATGATGGTGCACAACGCCTGGGGCGGCGTGATCGGCAATCGGCACGACATGACCGAGGGCGCGGCGCTGTTCGAACAGTTCGACGCCGCCATTGCAGATATCTACGAAGCGCGCACCGGCATGAAGCGCAGCGAGATCGTCGACCTCATGGACGCTGAGACGTTCATGGGACCCAGCGAGGCGGTGAAAAATGGCTTTGCTGACGACGTGGACAACAGCCTGAAGGCTTCCGCCTCGGCTCCTGATCGTCCCGCCGCCCACGCCAAGCGCCGTATGGATGCTTTGCTTGCCAAGCAGGGCGTACCCCGCACCGAGCGACGCAAGATGCTCAGTGAAGTCTCCGGCACGCAAGACGCTGCCGAACCGGCCACGCACGACGCTGGCCCCTCCGTCGCCGCGCTTCAGCGGCTCATCGACACCATCCAGGCCTAAGGAGGGCCAGGCAATGAACATGCAACACACCCGCGCTCGCGGTCTCGTCGCCGCGCGCGCAGACGCAACGGGAGCCGCCAAGGTTCTGGCGGACCTGACCAAGGCTTTCGAAGACTTCAAGGTCGAGAACAACAAGGAACTGGCCGACCTGAAGAAGGGCCAGGCTGATGTCGTTCAGACCGAGAAGGTCGATCGCATCAACGCCGAGGTGGAAAAGCTCGGTAAGGACCTGGACACCATCAACGCGGCCATCGCTGCCGGCAAGATCGGCGGCGCTGTTCAGGAAGATCCGGACAAGGTGGCGCACGCCACGGCCTTCGACCGCTTCTTCCGCAGGGGCGTCGACAACGGCCTGCACGACCTCGAGGTCAAGGCAGCGCTCCGGACCAGCTCGGACACGGACGGCGGTTATCTGGTCCCGGAGGAGACCGAGGCCGGTATCGATCGCGTGCTGGGGACGGTATCAACCATCCGCTCTCTGGCCCGTGTCGTTTCCATCTCGGGCGACACGTACAAGAAGTTGATCAACGTCGGCGGCGCCACCTCTGGCTGGGTCGGTGAAGAAGAGGATCGTCCGGAAACGGCGACCCCGACCCTGCGCGAGATCGCGGTCAACGCGAAGGAGCTTTACGCCAATCCGGCCATCACACAGACCGCACTCGATGACTCGCGCATCGACATCGCGGCCTGGCTGGCGGACGAGGTCAGCATCGAGTTCGCTGAGCAGGAAGGCGCAGCGTTTGCGACCGGCGATGGCGTGAAGCGGCCGCGCGGCCTGTTCGCTTACGACAAGGTGGCCAACGCGGCCTATTCTTGGGGCAAGATGGGCTACGTGGCATCGGGCAAGGCTGGCGGCTTCGCGGAAGCGTCGACCACGGCTAATCCCGCTGATGCGCTGATCGACCTCTACTATGCGCTGAAGTCTGGCTACCGGAACGGCGCGTCGTGGCTGATGTCGGACCGCACGATGAGTCAGGTCCGCAAGTTCAAGGACCCCGAGGGCGCCTATATCTGGGCCCCGCCTTCTGGCTCGGCCGAGGTCGCGACCATTCTGGGCAAGCCGGTCCACAACGACGACAACGTCGCGGGGGTCTCGGCAGGCTCTTTCCCGATCGCATTCGGCGATTTCAATCGCGGTTATCTGATCGTGGATCGCTTCGGCATCCGCGTCGTGCGCGACCCTTACACCAAGACGCCCTACGTCCTGTTCAAGACGAACAAGCGCGTTGGTGGCGGCGTGGTGAACTTCGAAGCGATCAAGCTGCTGAAGATCGGCGCGAACTGATCGTGACCGGGCGGCTTCGGTCGCCCGGTTCTCCCTGACATCGGAAAAAGGAGCACGGTCATGAAGGACCTGCACACCCACATCGCGCCGGTCATCGCCGTCGCGCCCGCCGTCCTAGCGGCTACCGCCACATCGGCGGCTATCGACCTGCAAGGCTTCAACTCGGCCACGGTCGTTATCGCCACCGGCGCTATCGCTGGAGACGGCGCCTTCTCGGTCAAGATCCAGCACAGCGACACCACGACCGCCGGTGATTTCACCGACGTGCCGGACAATGGCGTGCTGGGCGAAACACCCGCCGCGCTGGCGGCCGACGCGACCTATAAGCTGGGCTACGTCGGCGGCTCGGCCGGCCACAAACGCTATCTGCGCGTCGTCGTGACCAAGGATGGCGGAACGTCGCTGGCCGCTTCGGCCGTGGTCGTTCGCGGTCACGCTGCTGATACCCCGGCCTAAGTCATGATGACCGTCGTCGACGGCTTGTTCTCGTTGGAGGAAGCCAAGCAGCACCTGAGCGTCGAGCATGGCGACGACGACGGTCTCATCAAGATTTACGCGGACGCAGCCGTTTCGGCGGCCCTGGGATACGCATCGCGACCTGCCGTTCCGGATGACCCGAAGGCTGTTGCGGTATTCAAGGCAGCGGCGCTGCTGATGCTGGGCGACCTCTACGCCACCCGAGAAACTGAGCGGGACACCGGGGACATCGCCGCGATTGCCGTTCCGATGTCTGCTCGCTTCCTGCTCAACCCCTGGCGCCTTTTGAGCGTCTGAGGAGACCCGCCATGCGCGTTCGTTTTTTGAAAGATCGCTTCTGGACGCCGCCCGAGGATCGACGCCTGACCGTGGCCTACAGGGCCGGGATGGAAGAGACCGTGAAGCGGTCGTGGGGCGAGCAGATGGTCCGTGAGGGCGTAGCTATCGAGATCGAGGCTCCGCGGCGCGAGACTGACGAACCCGGTTCGACACCTGCGCCCAAACGGACGAAGGCGACTATCTGATGGGCGTCGGCGCGGGCGATCTGCGTGATCGGTGGACTTTCCAGCAGCGCAGCGTTGACGCCAACGGCGCCCGTCGCGGACCTTGGGAAGAGGGCTTCAGCGTCAGCGCCAAGGCGACCTGGCTGATCGGGTCCGAGGCAGTCATGCAGGATCGCCTGACCGGCCGGCAGCCGGTTGTTCTGACGATCCGGGATTCCAGCATGTCGCGCCAGATCACGCCGGGCTGGCGCGCGCTTGATGCTCGTCGGCCGGGTCGTGTGGCGAACATTACGGCTGTTTCGCCGTCGAAGACGCGCGGCTTCCTCGACGTGCTGGCGGTCATCGGCGTGGCGCAAGGCTGATGAGCCGCCCCCTGACGGCGGCGGGCCGCGCGCATCTGAAGAAGCGGATGATGAAGCTGCCCGAACAGATGCGCGTGCGGGTGGATGCGTCGCTTTCTGGTTCGGCTGATGCGCTGGTCGACGCAATCAAGGCGGCGGCGCCGGTTCGTAAAGGGCCAGGTGGCGGAGGGCTTCGCGACTCAATCCGCAAGGTGCCGCTAGAGGACGGACAGATCGGCTATCGGATCGTTGGCGGCGAGCGGGGGAAGGGCAAGAAGGGCTGGTATCTGCGGTTCGTTGAGTACGGAACGAAGGCGTCGCCCGGAAGCCAGGGGGCGCTTTACAAGCGGCAGAAGGGGAAGTGGCGTGGTGCTCGGCGACGGGATAAGCGCGCCCATGCCGCCACGCCCGCCCAGCCGTTCTTCTGGCCGACCTATCGCCGCATGAAAGCCCGCATCCGTGCCGCGCGGACACGAGCCCTTAAGCGCGGGGCGCAGGAGGCGAAATGATCGACGAAGCCTTCGACGCCACGCAGGAGCAATTGCTTCGGAACAGTCAGGCGCTGGCCGCCGCCATGGGTGGCCGGGTCCGGTTGTACGGGCTGTCGGCGCCCAATGATGCGCCCTTCCCGCACATCATCCACGGCGAGAACCAAATCCTTCCGGACGGCGACGATTGCCGCGAGGCGTACGAGATCTATTCAACCCTGTACGTCTGGACGCGCGATGATGAACAAGGCCCGGCCGTGACGCTGGCGCAGGCCAAGAGCGTCGGCGGCCTGGTCCGTTCGCTGCTGGATATCGCCCTGCCCATTCCCGGTTTTCGCACGGTCGAGCACCGCGTTGAGAGCACCCGCTACATGCCTGACGGTGACGGCCTGAGCGCCCTCGGCGTCATCGAGCACCGCTATTGGGTCGAAGCCTCGGCCTGATGCCCCGACCGCCCAGCGCGGTCTTCTTCCTCACAATCGAAAAGGAGGCCGAGCCATGGCTCTGGTCAAAACCACGCGCTGGTCCGAACTGGTGCTGAAAGTAGGCGACGGCAAATCGCCGGAACAGTTCAAGCCGCTGTGCACGATCAATGCGGCGCGCGGCATCAACTTCAACGCCAACACGACCGAGGACTCGATCCCGGACTGTGACGACCTGCAGAAGCTGCAATGGCTGATCCGCGAAAAGGTCAGCTTGTCGGTGGATGTTACCGGCGCCGGCAAGGTCGACAAGAAGGACGTCAAGCCGCTGGTCGACTGGCAGCAGTCGCCCGAAACCCGCAACTGCATCGTGGTGTTGGACGACGCCGACCCCGACAACGTCATCGAGTTCCTGGGCGCATATCACCTGACCACGTTCAGCATGGCGGGCGATCCGGGATCGCCAACCGTCACCGGTGACATCGCCCTGCAATCCAGCGGCGCTGTCACGGCGACCTACGGCGCCAACGTCGGCGGCGCGTAATGGACGGGACCGCTCTTCTGATCCGGCCTTTCGGTGGCGAGGAGCGGGCCTTCCGCCTCGACATCGATCGGCTGCGGGCGTTGCAGGAGAAAAGCGACGCCGGGCCGGTCGAACTGATCCGACGCATCGAGGCGTCAGCCTGGCGTGTCGATGACCTGCGCGAGCCAATCTTTCAGGGCCTGGTCGGAGGCGGGGCGACGCAGTTGGAGGCGACCGTTCTCGTTCGCGACAACTTCGACCGCCAGTCGCGCGGCTACGCCCAGTTCACGCAGTTGGCCTATGACATCCTGACCGCCGCAGTCTTCGGGCCTGAGGACGAACCCTTGGGGGAGCCGGAGGGAGCGAAGCCGACCCGCTCCCGCGCAGCAAAATCAGGTTCGGGTCCATCATCGGCGCAGCGGCCGTCCTCGGGTGGACGGCGCGCGACGTCGGCCAAATGAGCCTGTGGGAGTTCGGCCAGGCGATGGAAGGCTATGCCGAGGCTCACGGCGGTGAAGCCAAGCCGTCGGCGCCAACGGATGACCGGCACGCTGAACTGTTGGCGAAATACGCCTGAGGCCGTAGCCTTCGCCGATCAATGATCGGGGGGGAGGCGAATGACAGAAGAAGAGTTTGCTGCTCTGGATATGAGGGCTGCGCAATCAGCGCTCCTGGCAATGAGTGTTTCGGCCAGGCCGCCGTTCGTGGCGGCTTATAAGCAGGCCAGAGGGATCGACCTCACGATTTCCTCTCGACAAGAAAGCGCTGTCGGTACGCTATCAGGCGTTGCGTGGTTGCTTATCATTGGCGGCGTCATCTGTAGCGCGGCCGCATTCTATTATGACGTTGGAATAGCCGTCGCCGGTTCGTATGGCTTGGGCGACCGCGTCGCTAACGTCGACCGGATCGCGATCCGCAACATGATCTTGGCATGTGGTCTGACATCTGTTGTTTCTGGCTGGGTGCTCGTGGCTGCGGGCCTCGTTGTAAAGGCTCTGCGTCAACGGCTTTAGCCTGATCGCGCAGGTCAGATGGAATAGAGGGCGGTCCTAACGGATCGCCCTTTTTCATTGGGTGGTACATGGCCGAAGAAGAGATTTTCTCCGTCGTTCTCGACGCCCGGATGGCTGCGTTCGAGAAGCAGATGATCCAGGCGGCTAACAAGACCGACCAGAACCTGAACCGCATCGAAAAGAAGATGGCGCACGCGAACAATCGTCTGCGCAAAGGTCTGACTTTCGGTGGGTTGGACGCGCGGGGAGAGCGGGCCTTCAAGGATCTGGAGCGGCGTTTCGCCGGGCTGCGTGGAACTGCGCTTGGGGGCCTTGCTGCTCTTGGTGTTGGGTTCGGTGGCGCTGAGTTGGTCCGATCGCTGCGTGAGGAAGAAGAAGCGGCTCGCCGCCTTGGCGCTGTTCTGAAATCGACGGGCCACGCGGCCGGTCTATCTCAGCAGGAAATCGCACAATGGGCTGATGCGCTCGAGGTAAAGACCGGCCGTTCAGCGGCAGAAATTCAGACCGTCGCTGCTCAGCTGGCGACCTTCACCAGCATCGGCAGGAATGAGTTTCTAAAGACCATAGAGGTCGCCGATGATCTGGCGGCGACGTTCGGTGGCGACTTGCAGTCAAACCTAGACGCGGTCGCCCGAGCGCTGGATGACCCGATCAAAGGTTTCGGCAATCTGCAGAAGCGCGGTTTCGCCCTCGCCGATGCCGAGCTGAAGCGTGTGAAGGCGCACCTTGCGGCCGGCGAGTCCGCCAAGGCTCAGGGCATCATCCTTGAAAACTTGTCCAAGCAGGTGAGCGGTGCCGCTGAGGCGACCAATCAGGGCCTCACCAAGGCGCTCAACGATCTGAAAAAGGCTGCGAGCGACGCCTTCAAAACTCTGGCTGATAAGGGGGGCGCGGACGCGGCCACAGCGGCAATCGAGAGCGTGACACAGGGTGTGCACCTTCTGGAGAAAAACATAGGTGCACTGGTCACGGTGTCCAAAGCAGCCGGGGTCTTCTTCGCTGTCCAGTGGCTCGCGTCGATGGCGCTTGCGGAGAAGGGGCTGATCAGGACGGCGTTCGCTGCGCTCCGTGCTAAAGGCGCTGTTGAAGCGTTGAATGTGGTGCTGCGCGCCAACCCAGCACTCATCGTCGCTGCGACAGTAGCTGCACTGTCGTTCGCGATGTTTGAACAACACCGTCGCACTCAAGAGCTGGAAGCCTCGACCAAGCGCTACAATGATCTGGTCAAAGAGCATGACCAGATTCTGGCCCAGGTGGCGAAGAACACGAAGGCCGTTGGTGAGGCTTCGGCGGGCGCGGTGGGCGGGATCGACGCCATGTGCGAGGCGGTGGATCGTGCCGCTGATGCCATGTGGACGCTGGCTGATGCTCAGAAAGAGGTCCTGCGCACCAACATCATGAGGCAGATCGAGGACAACCACGAGCAAATCGCCGGTCTGTCGAAGCGGTCAATCATGGACAATGTACAGCTGGCCGGTGACATCCTGGGCGGCAATGGATCGGCAGCGGCCTATCGCGAAGCTGATCGTCGCCAGGCTGTTCGTCAGCTTGAACAGCAGAATGCCGATCTGATGTCGCGGGTCATGGGCATATCGCTAGATCCCGACGGTGGTCTTCGTCGCCGTGATCAGGCCACCACTGACGTCGAGTACACTCCTAAAGCCGACAAGAGCGCCGCCAAGGCCGCCGAGCACCGCAAGCGCCTGCTGGAGGACCTGAAGGCCCAGACTGCGCTGGAAGTGGCTCAGCTGGATGAGCAGGTCGCCAAGGTCCGCGAGTTGGAGCGCGAAGCCGAGATCACGGCGCGTATCCGGTCGCTGAAAGACGCAGGTTTCAAGGCCACGCAGGCGCAGGCCATTTCGAGCGAAGTCCAGACGAAACTGGACGAAGCCCGCGCGCGAGCCATGGAGCGCGAAGAAGGTCTGTTGCAGCGCAGCTGGGACCTGGATATTGCGCGTCTGGATGAAAGCTGGGCAACGGTCCGCGCCATCGAGGAAGAAGTCGAGAAGCGAGAACTGGTGGCAGCGCTGGCCAAAGTTTCCACGACGGAAGCTGAGGCGCAGAGCAAAGCCGAAAGCATGTTGGCCGCCATCCAGTCGGCCCGCGTCGATGCTGCAAAACGCGGCCTCGATCTGGCTCGCGAGGAACATCGGTTAGCTGTCGCCCAACTGAGCGGCAATCGCCAGCTGACCAAGGAACTTCAGGATCAGGCGGCTATCCGGGATCGTACTAGCCGGTATCAGCAGGAGTTCCGCCTAAACAAGCCCGAAGCCGAACACCGGGCGACCGAAGAGGTCACTCGCGAGCGGGCTGCGGCGACCTATGGCGAGCATCGCGAGTTGTTCGCCTCGGCCTTCAGCGACGGCATCCGGGCAGCGATGGCGGGCGACCTGCATGGCTTCCTGTCCAACCAGTTCGGCAACTTCGCCGATAAGATGATGCAGAAGGCCGGGGAACAGCTTTTCGACAGCATTTTCGGCGGCGTCAGCGCCGTTACGGAAGGTGCGGCGCAGGGTGCTGCTGTCGCGACGGCGGCGGCGCCTGGACTAATCGCTTCAGGGGCATCCTCTGGCGCAGCCCTCGCCGCGTCGGCCGGGCCTGCTCTGATTGCGGCGGGTGCTGCTGCTGGGCAAGCGTACGCCCTGGCGGCCAATGCGTCGAAGGCGTTCTCATTCCTGCCCGGTTTCTCAGCCGGCGGATATACAGGGCCGGGCGGAGTGAGCCAGCCGAGGGGCGTGGTCCACGCGGGCGAGGTGGTCTTTAGTCAGCGAGATGTGGCCCGGCACGGCGGACCTGGCGCTGTCGAAGCCATGCGCAAAGGCATGCCGGGATACGCCAACGGTGGCTTCGTTGGGAGGTCAGTGCTGCCGGGTGTCAACGCGGCGATGAACCGGGTTCAGGGCGCCGGGCGCCAACCCATCGTGGTCGAGCAGCATCTGCACAATGACTTCAAGGGGGCTGTCATGACCGATGAGCTGTTGCGCGACATGGACCGCAAGGCGGCGATGGCGCAGGCGGGTGCGGTGGCGCAGGTCGCCAGCGCCTCGGCCGAGCAGCAGCGCAAATCGCGATACCGGACGCGGGGGACGTAATGGCGCAGCTGATCCTGCCTGCCCTGCCACGTCAGACCGACTATCAGGAAGTCCAGATCGCGGCCGGAACAACGCAGCGACCGGCCTGGGGCGGACCGCTGCTGCCGCTGGCGCGGACCGGCGACCGCTGGGCCTTCGACGTGTCGATCCCAGCAATGGCTGCTGCGACCTGCGGGGCCAAGGTCAAGCTGATCCTCGCCAAGGGCAAGATCAACACGGTCATCATGGCCATTCGCGAACCGGGTTCGCCTGTTCGCGATTACGGATCGCCACACGTGGCGCTGGGCGGCCAGCAGGGCACGTCGTTGAACGTAGTCGGTCTGAAGCCCGGCGTCGTCATTCCCAACGGCAAGTGGATGAACCTTGTGATCAACGGGCGCCACTATCTGTATCTGGTCGACGGCGAGGTCACGGCGGACGGCAACGGCGACGCCATACTGAAGCTGTGGCCCATGATCCGGCGCAGCGCGCCGCTGAACGCGCCCATCCGGCTGGCTGATCCGGTGATCGAGGGCTTCGTCACCATCGAAGGCGGGGTCTCCATCAAGGACTTCGCGCACGTCGGCACGGCCGCCATCAACTTCCGCATCGAAGAGCAAGAGTAGGTTCCAATGGATCCGATCCTGAAAGCCGCGCTGGGGCAACCGGCGCGGACGTTTACGGCTGTGCGCGCTGAACTGCCGGACGGCGAGATCACGCACACCCTGTGCCTGCTGAACGGCGGGCAGGCTGTCGTGGGTGGGGAAACCTATCTGGGCCTCGATGACCGTTTCGGCGCCATCGACAAGATCAGCTCGATCAGCGACGGCGTGTCGAGCGAGGCCACGACGGTGAACATGACCCTGAGCACGGCGACGGCCGGGGCGATTGAGGTTCTGGCGAACCCGAGGACGCAGGGCGCGCCGATCACCATCACCCAAGGCGTCATCGATACGGATACCGGCGGCGTCGTCGGCACCGAACTGCTGTTCAGGGGCGAGATCAACTATTCGGTCCTGGTTGCGGACGAAGAGATGCGCGCGGTCCGGGTCGAACTGATCACCGAAGAAGCCCGCGCGCTTGAACCGAACGATGAGCGGCGGTTGAGCCACGCCTTTCATCAGTCGGTCTGGCCCGGCGAGCTGGGGCTGATCCATGCGACCGGCGTGACGCAAAAGGACTTCTGGCGGGTGCGCAAGCCCGCCGTCTCCTACAGCGGCGGGAACGGCCTGATCGGCGGCGGCGGGGGCGGCAACCACAACTATGGCCTGACGAGCCTGTTGTTCTGATGAAGCCGGAAGTCATCCGCCGCGAAGCGGCCGTGCGCGCCTGCAAGGCCCGGTTCGAGGGCCGGGCGCTGGTCTGGGGGTCGGCCGACTGCGTGAAGCTGATCGCCTGCTTGATGCACAAGCTGGGGGTGGCCATGCCCCTGCTGAAGGGCGTTCGCTATCGCTCCGAACTTGGGGCGGCCAAGGCGATGAAGGCGCTGGGCTTCGCCGATCTGGTCGAAGCTGTCGATGCGCTGGACCTGGTGCGGATCGCGCCGTCGATGGCGTGGCCGGGCGACATCATCGCCGGGCGTGGCGCCGAAGACGGCCCGTTCCGGTTCGCCCTGTCCGTCGTTCACGAATACGGCGCAAAACGGACGCTGGCTTTCGGTCCGACGCCGGACGGTCAGGTCATCTGCGGCGTGGGAACGCCCGATCTTTCGCACCCCGATATTGTCGCCTGGAGGGTCGCCTGATGGCAGCAATGGCTGCGGCCGCTTGGGCCTTTGTGAAGAGCGCGATTGCAGCTGTGGCGGCGGGAACGGCGACGGCCGGGCAGATCGCGACCGTCGTGGCCGTCAACGTCGCAGGTTCCGTGGCCCTGTCCGCCGTCGGCGCCGTGCTGATGAAGCCGAACGTCGGCGGGCGTTCGCCGGGCGAATGGCTGGCTGATCCCAACGCAGGCATTCCGTTCGCCATCGGCGACCGGATCGGCGCGGCGGGAAACATCGTCTATAAAAACACCTACGGTAAGGACAACGAATACAAGTCCATCGTCATTGTCCATTCCGGCGCTGGCCCCATCGGCGGCTATCTGGGTTTTACGGCTGACCGCGAGCCTATCGTCTTTTCCGGCGAGGCGGCGACCGGCCGTTACGGCGGCGAAATGTGGATGCAGCGGCGCCTGGGCGAACAGCCTGACACGGCCCTGACATCGCCCGCCGCCATCACCTATCAGAAGCTGCCGGATTGGGGGCCGAACCACAGGCTGTCGGGCAAGGCGGCGTCCATGTGGACGCTGCGGATGGACTCCAAGTTCAGCGTCTATCCGCAGGGCGAGCCAGCGCCGATCACCATCATGCGCGGGATCAAGGGATATGATCACCGCTATGACAGCACCATGCCGGGCGGGTCGGGGCCGTGCCGTCTGAACGACCGATCCACCTACCGCGTCATCACCAATCCGATCATCGCCGATCTGAACTGGTGCCTTGGCCTGAGGGAGAACGGCAAGGTGGTCGGCGGGCTGGGCGTGTCGTCGGCCGGGATCGATTGGTCCGCCTATACGGTCGCGGCCAATGTCGCCGACATCAACCGCTGGACGCTGGCCGCCTATCCGAGATCCGATGAGGCGAAGTCGGAAGTCCGGGCCGCCTTCCTGCAGGCGGGCGGCGCCGTCATCAGCCGTCGGGCCGGTCTGGTCAGCTGCGTTTCGCGCGGGGCACCGAAGGTCCCGGTCATGCGCATCTCGGCAGCGGATACCGCTGGACCCATTGAACTGGACACGGCGGCCAACGTCCTGAACCGCTACAACACCATGACGCCGCGTTATCTGAGCGAGGCGCATGAGTGGCAGTTGGCGCCCGCCTCGCCGGTTTCATCCAGCGTCTATGTGGAAGAGGACCGGGGGCGGGTTCGCTCGGACCAGCGCGACTATCCCTATGTCGACAATGCCAAGCAGGCGGCAGAGTTGTGCGCCCTGGACATCGCCCATAGCCGTGAGGGGATCGGCGGGCGCTGGCCGCTGAAGCCCTATTGCCGCGACATCGAGCCGGGCGACACCTTCACCGTCGATGAGCCGGGGCTGCTGATCGACAACATGGACATGCTGGCGCTGGACCGGGATTACGATCCAGCGACGGACACCTACTATGTGGTGTTCGTGTCGGAAACGCCGGGCAAGGTGCCGTGGGCGTTGGGCCAGCAGGCCAATCCCTCGCCGACGCCTTCTCTGTCTGCGCGCCATGATCTGAACGCGCCGCATCCGGACGCGTGGGATGTGGTCATCGTTCCGCCCTCGCCGGAAGGCGTTTCGACGCCGGGCGCCGAGGTGGTCATCGACATCGACAACGTCCGCGCCGAAGATCTGATCGTCGAGATCGGACCGTCGCGTGACGGGCCGTGGCGCATCGCAAAGACCGTCAGCATCGTTGATGGCCAGCTGCGCATCCCCGTCAATGAACTGACGGCGGGCGAGGTGTTCTGGGTCGCGCTGAGTTACCGTTCGGCCGACGACGGGCCGTCGCCCAAAACGATCAAGGGGCCGTTTGAGGCGGGCAAGCTGATCGCGGGCGGCATCACGGACGGCGCTGCTGAGAAGGTCGTGCGCGATGTGCTGGCGCAGATCGATGACATAGCGGCAGGGACAGAGGCTGCGGAACAGGTCGCTGAACTCGTTCTGGAGACCATCCTCAACGAGAACGACGCCCTGGTGAAGGAAGCCAAGGAGCGAGGCGAGGGGATCGCAATCGCCTATCAGGGCGCGGTCCAGCACGCTGACAGCAAGATCGCTGAAGCCACCTACACCATGGCCACCATCGCCATGCTCAACGACGCCCAGGCAGCGACGCTGAACCAGTCGAAGTCCTACACAGATGGGCGCGTCGCGACAGCGATGAACATGGTCTACACCAAGGCCGAGGTAGATGGCGGGCGGGCGATCACGCTTCAGGAAGCCAAGTCCTATTCCGATGCGAAGGCTCAGGAGGCCTCGCTACTCTACGCGACCAAGGCCGAGCGGGAGAATGGCGACGCGGCGACCTATGCGTCGATGAAGTCGTATGTCGACGCCTATAAGGTCGAGGCCAACCTGACCTTCGCGGCACAGTCGAGCCTGAACGGCGTCTCTGCAACGGCCGCGCTCGCGCTGTCCACCGCGCAATCCGCCGACGGAAAGCTGAATGAGGCGCGGGTCCGCATCGTCGCATCCTCTTCAGGCGGTCAGCCAGCACTTGCAGAGTTCTATTCAGCGAACGGTGAAGGGTCGCGCATCCTGCTCGGCGCAGACCAAATTGGGTTCGTCACCGGGGCGCAACGTAAACCCATTCTGACGCTCTCCGATGGGGAGGCTGCCATCAACGGCAATCTGGTCGTCACAGGCTCCATTCGAAGTAACGCGATCACGAAGGGAGCCAGCGCGGCCAGCGCTGTTGAGACGAACGTCGGCGTCAACGCTTGGACCGACCTTCTGCAGGTCTCGATGGTGAGCGGTGGGGGCGAAGTGTCGATTGATTTCGGCGCCCAAGTCTCAGCTGTGAACGCTGGGGGGCTGAACGCACTCATCCAAGTTCGCTTCCTCCGCGACGGGTTCGTGCTGGACACCATGCCGGTCATGGACCTCCTGGGGGCGCAGACAATCTATGTGCAGGGCAGTCAGGACCCTTTCCAGACCTACGTCCAGATCAACACCGTCGTCTCTAGCTACATCCACCCCTTCACGGTGGATGTCGGGGCAGCGGCAGGTGCTCACACCTGGAAAGTTCAGCTTCATTCGGCGGCCGGGGCGACTGTTGGGGCCAAGAAGATGCGCCTGCTGGAGACCAAGAGATGAGCCGGGTCTTTTTTTTCGTGGTCGATACCGCGGGCGTGATCCTGCGGACGGGAACCTGCGTGGAGGACGACGCGCCTCTGCAAGGGGAAACTGTCGTGGTCTCAGATTGCGACCTTGGCATCACCGGGGCGACGCACCGCTTTGACGCCCTGACCCAGACATTCCATCCAATTTCGGAGGCCTGACCATGGCGCTTACAGATGCCCAATGGTCCGCTGCACAGGTCGGCATCAATGCCCGTCTGAACGCCGGATCGATCACCGAATCCCAGGCGATCGCTGAGTTGACCGCCGCGACCGAGGACTGGCCAACCCGTACAC